TAATAATGAAAGAATTTAAACTATCACTGGTAGGAGAAATCTTATTGATGATCAGTGTTGCTTGTTGTGTTTTCGGATCAGGATAAATTCTACCGACCATAGAGTAGGGTGTATTTAATTCTATAGAATCAGTAGTTACTATCAAGCCAGGTTGTACTCTATAGTCCTCTGTTTCTACATTACGAAGACTTAAATGTGGGGTCAATCGACATTCATAAGCACTATAATAAGAAACAACTTTGAAACTAACAGCCGCACAAAATGGTATTCCAAGAGAGTTTTGTATAGATTTCTTTTGCTTATCTTTTGGAACACTAAATAACTCCAATATGCCATAAGAGTCATCTGGTATTGTTACTTTAACACCTTCGTCCTCATTGAATTGGTGGGAACTAATAGGACATTTAGAACAATTGCCTTGATCTTGTGAACAATGAACTCTAATCTCTTTTGGCAACATGAAAGGAATCATATCTATACCACTGATTATACCTTTCATTCTTAGTGGCTTACCAATATTATCTGGATCTGCTGCACCATTAAGAGTTGCTTCTATTGTTTCTTGACCATTGGTGTCGTTTTCAAACTCAGTTGGGAACTCAAACCTTTTGGCCTCTGCAATTACTTTTTGAAAATCATCATCGGTAGGCTTACTATTGTATAGCCAGTCATTGATATCCCCCTTGGGAAATTCTTTTTTATCCAGTGGTAAGGATATTATTAGTACATCTAAAACTGATCCTTTGATTTGGGATGCTACTTTATTAGCAGCCTTACACCCCGGGCCATCGATATCCATTGCTAGGAATATTGTCTTACCTTCTATTTGTTTAGTTAGTTCTTTGTTCCATGTACCTTCTCCACCTGTTACCGCTACTGCTCCAATGTTTAACCTATTTAAGTGTGGGCTAATGGCTAAGGCTTTTAATTCTCCCCCACAGATCCATATAGTATCATATTTCAGTTGCTCCGGCATATATAATGCCGTCGTTGTAAATCCTCTAGTATGTGTATACTTACGGGTTGGTGCTCCAGGCAGGTACTTCCGTAAGTTTATTGCCTGTCCATGAACATTGAAGATCGGTATTGTTATACGGCTTTTGTCGTATCCTAGTCTGGCCTTACGTATAAGGTCTTTATCAATACATCTCTTCTCTAGCTCCTGTAACATTACTCCAACGGTCCATAGTTTTTGATGCCACTCCTCTATTAATGCTGGGTTAATGACCCTCAGTACTCTTAGATCATATCTCTTTGATAAATCTTCTAGTACGGCTGTACGATCTGATTGAGAAATTAAGCTCAACAGACCTATTATATTTCCCTTGCCATTACATCCAGCAGTATGGCATACCCATAGATTCTTTGATGTATTTAAACTGGCTGAAGGATGGGAATCACTATGCCCAGGAAATGGACATTTGATTCTTACTTCATCACTACCAATAGATTCGTATGGCCAATTGTGTCTCTCCAGTTCAGCAAGTGAGTTTATTTCTTCTATCAGTATTTGAGTGTAACCCTTTTGAGGCATCTATTAATCCCATTTTCCCAAATGGTTGTCTACTCTTTATCATATTCAATTGTATATTTTATATCCCATAAACTTCTTATACCTGCATACACAATTGCTCCTAAACAGTACAAAAATAAGAAAGGAAGTCCAATAAAGAAACATGTATAAATGAATAAAAATTCCCATATTCCCATATTCATACGTCCACAAGAATGGCAATAGTGGGCATTGGATCGCTGTTTCTCTTTACATTTGTAGCAAGCTATCATCATTTTCTCTTTGATACCTCTTCAGGAGTAGGTGCAAATTTCAACAACCATCTCGCCACGTCGTTATCACAATCAAACTTAAGACACCAGACACATGATCTGAGCAGCACACCAGATTGACATTGCTGTGTATACCAACCGCGATGTCCACATTTTTTACAAGACTTGTTTTCCTTGCCCATATTATCCTCCTATTGCGGCAGATGGAATTCGAACCCATACCTCCGGATCCGTCTGTCCGGTGTTCTACCAATTAAACTACTGCCGCACCTACATACGAACTTCGTCGTACGCTTCTTCTTCGATTAGCTTATCAGTTTCGGCACGCTCTTCGTCCATGTGCATCACCTCCCTTCAATTCCAATCTGTTCCTTCTTCTACAACCTTCCATGTATCTCCATCATAAGTTTCTATAATATCATGTTGGTCATTCCACCGAAACACTTCTAGAACACCTTGCTGTTCTCCTATTTTCATCATTGTAGTTAATTCTGAAGCTGTACTACACTTTCCAAATTCATAAATTAATAGGATCATATTCATACCCTTCTTAAAGTAACTGGTCCATTTATTCCTTCAATCACACCTCCTATTGTAGTAACTGATATATTCCCATGTACAACAGCCCTAACAACAGTGGTCGATGGTTGTTGGCTGCACTGCAATGTCATTATGACACCTCTATCATCACTAAGTGTAAAGTTTATTCCCTTATTTGTCTCTATCTTAAACTTCTTTGTAGGTCCAACCACCTCTTTGAAATCACCCTCCAGTGCTATCATTCTAACTCCTCTTCAACCACTATATTCTTGGCATTACATAATGGGCAACTATTTGAACGTACAGGGTTAAAATTTGGAAAATCTTCAGCCGAAATATAACCATCACATTTCTCACAAATTACTGTCTTAACTCCGGGGAAAATTTCTAGAAATAATTCACTAACCTTTCCTATCATCACATCCCCCCATCATCATCGTCGATCACTGCGGTGGATGTTGATTCTTCATCTAGGACAATAAGATTCTTTTCCTGCATCGCCTTATATGTCGCATTCATTTCCCTGAATGGCTTCATATGCTGTTGACCAATAACCGATTGCTCCATATTATGGAAGTTAAACCCGTGCCAGTCCCCAAATTGATTATGTTGTTCAATCAAACTAATACCCCAGACCTGAGACCAGAGGGGTTGACGAATCATCACATTATCTTTACCTGTAATCTTTCTAGACTGAATAGCAGTGATGAAACTCTTGCCTTTGAAGTGACCACTCCTCTCAAACGAAAGAACACACTGAGTTCCAGCATGAAGACCATCATATATAACACCAAGAAACGTAAGATGCTCTACATACTGGTACTTGAATCCGTTTCCATACTCCTCAGCCCCACGACGTTCGGCACTACGAGCGGTCTTAGCCATATCCGACCGCATGTTAAAGGTCTGATCGACGATCTTCGGTGGCTCGGTGTCTTTTAGATCTTTCCACTTACGGATGATGGGTACAAAAAGAATAGGAACAAACTTAAACGGTGGGTCGTCTTTCTTCCAAACACAAGAATTCTGTCCAGTGAGAACAATACTTCCTGCCCCAAACTCATCCACTAGTTCTTTGGGTTTACTAGTGGCTTCAAGCTTCTTGAGCATCGGAGGTACAAAAAACTCTTCAAGCCCATCAAGAGAGTTATCGTCCTCAGCAAGCTCGGCCAAGTAATTCACAGTCGTGTCTTCAACTTCCGTTGACAATTCTGTGCGATCTGACATCAGTTAGTCTCCTTTGTATTTCGGATTTTGTAAAACACCAACTCTTATTCCTCTTACCCATCCAGCTTCAAAAATACTTTTTAAACTAATGTCATATCCTACTTTTCCATTATTATAAGCTCTGATAAAACCTAAACTCCACCCTTCATCAAAGATTCCAAACAAAGACATACTACTATGAATATCTTCATCTAAGAATTTCTGATAAGCATTATCTAGATCAATATCCTACACCGTCAATCAATCTCCCTTAGAAACTAGTCGTCTATAAGTCATACCCAAATCAGTCTTAACGTCACTTAGACCCTCTGGCAACTCCTCTCCATTCTCCATAGCTTGTGTAATCTTATCCTTGACCGTAGGCCAGTGGAATCTCACCATCCCCGTAGGTGAGTCCCCTACATCAATGCCAAAGAACTTACATACTTCTATAAATCTCTCAGGTTCTTTCTCCGGATGTGGTATACTGGAATAATGAGTAATCTTAGATGATCCAGTGGCCAACGTCCCTCGGTGTTTGGGTTCATCTTCAAGAGATAGTTGATAACAAGAAACCTTGCCAATCATTTCTTTATGGGCCTTAAAGTCCTTCCTCATTTCATCAAGTAAGGCTTCACATTCCTTCAACAAGAATCCCATATCCACTAGTTCAGTTAGGTCTAGATCTTCGTTCTTTACTGACTGTGCTAAACTTCTAAGTAAAGTTAGTCTCCAATCATGTTCTGCTGAAACATCTTTCAGTATCTTTTTAAAATCCTCAACAAAGCTTGTTTTAGAATCTTTCTCTTCTTCTGCGTTAACCTCTTCTCCACTTATCCAATCAAAATACTTTGTTTTAGTCATAATCAATAACTCCCAAAGAAAGATTTATTATAACTTCTAACATATTTTACTACTTCACCTACATTTATTTTATCATCCCATTCACTCGTGGAAGTCTCATCATCTGTCACCTCCGTAACTTTTACTTCTTCGTTATTAGTATTTAGATAGAGACAATGGCCAATCCGCTCATCAGCTTCTTCTGAATACCATCCAATCATCTTTCTTATCCCTTCTTCAACATCTCAAGAATTTCTCTGACATCTTGAACCATAGTTGCGGTTTGTCTCTTCTCCATTACTCTGGCCCTGATTTCTTCATCAATAGTCCCTGGAACTACTATGTCAATTACATGGACATTTGTCCTAGTACCTCTACGATGGGCCCTATCCTCTGACTGTGCCCTTTGTATCATTGACCAATTAGAAGAAAAATATACTACATGACTGGTATAGGTTTTAGATTCTGCTTCATTAGATGTATCATACCCAATTATATTAAGTCCTTCTCCCGCTGAGGCAGGATTTGCTACAAAGACTTTTATGTCTGGGTCACAGTTAAATGCCGATTGAGCTGCGAAACTATCCTTATACTTATACTTTTTCTGTATCACATTATGATACCCAGAATGTTTAATATTACAAAGATCAAGAGTCTTAGAAAGTATCCTTAAATCTTCGACAAAGGTACACCATACAATACATTTACTTAATGGGTCTTTTAGTATATCCGTTCTCAATAATCTATGAAATTCCTTTACTTTTGGATTACCACCGGGTATTTGTGAAACTTGTTCTTCGTCCCATTTTATATGTCCAGATGTAATCTGAGCTAGTCGTAATAGGCGTGTCAGTATATGATTAATAGTAACAGCCTTATCCATTGTAGTAGGTGCACTTAATATCTCTTCAATTTCAACTACTAACTCCCTTCTCAACTTCTCATACAATTTTGATTGAGGTGTAGTCATCTCAACTTCAGAGATACTGTATACTTTATCAGGTAATTTAAGTCCGGCTTCTTGCTTAGTTGTCATATAAGTTAGTCGAGCTAACCTCTCTTGTAATAAAGGCAATCCCCTAATCCCTATTAGTTTTTGAATAGGGTTCTTTACTTTGTCATTAGAGGCAAAAATTCCATGAAAACTGGAGAAACTTCTAAACGTAGTAAATCCAGATAGCCCTTGGCCCAAGAACTCTAATTGCGTATAAAGGTCAAAAACCGAATTAGCTATTGGAGTTCCAGTGAGTATCATCCTTTGTTTATATCTTAAATCATTGAACTGAAGACAACTTTTTGTTCTATTAGTCTTACCGCTCTTTATGTAATGGGATTCATCAATTACAATAAGATCCCATGCAGGTAGTTTTAGAGGGTCAATAGTGGGGCAAACACTATCTATACTGATAATTGCTACTGCCCAATTATATTTAGGATCATTCATCACCACATCATGTAATGTTCTCATACGTTTAAATAAAGGACCTCTTAGCACTCCATATTTACCTGGGCACCAAGAGAATCTTTTTAGCTCATTCTTCCAATTTAGCCTTACTTGATTAGGGCAAATTACCAACACCCTATACATATTATTATGTTCTTCCCTCTTTCTCCGTCCTTCCAAACATATTCTGTTGATTACTATAGGTGTTTTACCTGTACCTTGTTCCATAAGTAGGCCAAATGACTCTTGACCTATACAAGAAAGCAATGCAACCTTTTGATAATCGGCCAGAGGTAAATCTGGATGCTCTACAAAATCATCGGGCATATGGGGAACTACCCCATCACTTTTAAACTTAGCCCCCATTACTGCGTTATGAGCTTGTGAGAAAAATCTTGTTAACAGGTATAGATATAATAGTTTAGCGTCCTCTCCCTTAAAAATTAGCTTTTCTTTAGGCCATATATGATGTATGGTCAAAACAGTAAAATCAGTACAAGCGAAGGACCACTTCCCATAGCCTAATTCTTTTCTCTCCGGTATTCGTTTTTGCCAGTTATAAGCTAAGTTTATTGAAATAGTTCCATTTTTATACTGCTTTATTCCATTAACGATGTAATAATTCCCACCGTTGTCAAAACTATATGGAGTAAATCTTGTAGCTTGTGTAATAAAATGCTTACCTGATTTATCTAATTCAATCTCCAGATAATCATCTGCTTCAACTCTTATTGGTGTGAATAGTTGTTGTGTAGCTACTGACAAAGGTTGAAGGATAACTTTATGAGCAATCTTTTCTAATTCGGCTGTGGCGTTATTCATTATTTACCTCGACTAATATTGAATCAGTACTACTTTTATTAAATTCACGAATGAGAAATCTAAGGAAAGCTTCCCCTCCCGTTAAATCTTTTCGAACAGCTTCTATTTGTACCATTACTTTTATAAATATACAGCAATCCCTTGAAATATCCCTCTCAATTTTAGATAACGTAGATTTGTCAAACAACATACCAAAAGCTCTACCTATCCAAATGAAGTAACTTGTCCTATCTGTAATTGTAGGTGTATTAACCATTGGGAATCTCAATAGGCTCAGGGATCACTGGGCCCCATTTTTCTATATTTGAATCATGTATTGAATATTCATCCCATTTTTCTGCCATCCAAAATAAATTATTACATACTTTTACTACTACCCAATCCTCATTTTTAAATCTCACCCATTGATGATATTGCGACATAGTCTACCCTTCCTTTTTGTTTAACTACTGGGTTCGGAGGGATTTGAACCCTCAACCTATCCGTTATGAGCGGAGTACTCTCCATTGAGCTACGAACCCATCAAATAAGATCAGATAGAGTAGGTTTTAAGATACTGGACTACCTAGGTAACCAGTTCCGTACCTACATCTTGGTTAGCAGCACAAATAGTGCCCCAAGGTTTTAATTTAAACTATCTATCTGATTGCCAGAGGTGGAAGTCGAATCCACAAACGCCAAATTTTAAGTTTGGTGGCTTTGCCGTTAGCCTACTCTGGCTTATAAACAAATTACGTATGCTTAATTCTCCTTCTCCCTTTTCTTTTAAGCACACTGCCGCCACTTTCCATCCTTGACATGTATTCTACATTGATTGCAGCGTTCGTCTCTTCGGCTGGCTTTAATGGCTCAAAGAATCCACAACCACACCAAGGACAGCGAATTTTCTTGCTACCCATAAGCTCCCCTGGAAAGAAAAATAGTTTTTTCTTGCAGTCATAACAGATGTGAGCTTGTTTTCCAGTAGTACCCATTCACCTTCTCCTTTTAATTAACGCCATCGGCCCGACTTGCACGTTCTGCTAGCTATAGAATTCGGTACTTGACCATGACGTCCGGACGTCTACGTCAACTCTTAGAATCCTTCTAGACGATGGCATAAGATAGCCAGCCTAGGTTTGCAAGTTATCAAGACCACTCGGCGAAAGTAGTATTAATAAGCCCTAGACTGGCTATGTATTATATAACTACAACCATATTAATATGGGTTCTACAATTTGGGCAATCAATTCCAACTGACTGCATAGAAGGTGTTGGATTAGAGATTCTATTATTCAAGTCTCCAAATTCTGTTTGAACATGGATAGTTTCAACTGAAACTTCTTCCTCCTTTTTTTCTTGATACTTAGGCATCCATAGAGCAGGATTCGCTCTAATAAATGTTTTCAAATGGATATGGAATCCTGTATCATCATCTTGTAATCCTAAAAGCTCCGAATGTTTTCTTGTCGCATGGCTTCCAATACCTTGATTACTAAAACAAATTGCCCCACAAAGTTTACATTCCCAGGGCGTCTCAAACATTGCTGATTTTCTTTTTTTGTACTCCCTCTTTTCTTCTGGCATTTCTATCTCCTAAAATTATTGTCCTTTCTAAATTAAAGTGGTAAGGATAAGATAATCCTTTCAGAGGCTTCTACGAAGCTCCCGCACACAATAATTCTAAATTTCTATTTCTTCAATTCTCCATTTTTCTACCACTGTCTATTTGTCCATCCACAAGAAGGGAATTGTACCACAAAGCCAAGCCACTGTCAACCCACGTTCTGACAGATTCTCAGGAGCGAGTTATCGGACCAAGGGCCATCGATCGAGGGCTGGACTGATTCCCCATAGATAGGAACTAGAAGCCAGCAGCGGGGGCGTCAGAGGCTATGGCTGGCCACCATGAAGGCACATTCACTGACCGCCACCAGCTTCATGGAGACAATGATAATATCGATAGGATATGTCGTAATTAAGAGTTATTTATCTGGAGCCCAATTAGGTGTAAGGAAATTTGGTCTATCATCTTTTACTCTTGGGTAAAACCATAAATTAGTAGTGACTCTAGATATTTTCTTTATGAATTCTTTATCGTTTAAGTAAGCCAAGTATAGGCCCGTCCAAAATGGACTTAAAAGTTTTGCAATAGAAAAATAATTATGTCTTTCTGTTATTGCTTGATTTATATTTCCCAACTTCTTAAAATTATAGGTCGTATGATCTAAAGTTATTTTCTGAGGTGTATTAGATAAGATGATCTCTGGAGCAGTAAACACACTGGGGTATATTGCTACTGGTACTTTACACTCCTTCCAAGGTTGAGCAGCTTCATTAAGTTTAAATACCTCACTTTGTGTATGGTACTTAAAAAAACCAGTAATACCGTAGGGCTCCATATCAAGAGCTATTGACCCCCACTTGTTGGCCTTTTTAACCATAGCCTCATGATTCTTTTTGTCAAACAACCATCGTCTAGGATGTTTATTAACTTTAGTATGGGTAAATCTTAAACCTGGAATATAATCCCAACCCATTTCTTCGGCAAAGTCTTTCCATTTATTATGATGTTGTTCACTATCAGTAGGAACACCTTTAACCTTATGGGTATGTTCGGCATAAACATTAATAATACCTGTAATCTGTGTTTTTAAATGTGGATGCTTTCTAAGATTTCTACCATACCACCACTCTAAATGGGATGGATGAGTCCATAACCATCGTTTGGTTTGAATAGTAGGAACTCTAGTGGGTCGTCTTCTTGTCGGCATAGTTTTATCCTTAAAGGAAAATTAGGGTCAAATTTTTTACATTTCATTCGTCCAAAGACCTACATGCCCAATAACATTCCATGTTCCAGCAACAGCACAAATTACATGAAGAGTCTCCCCAATAACTCCATTAACATTTTCTAGATATTTACCACCACCAGTAGTTGCCGGAGTATCTGCCGGTGTAGTAATTGTTTCTGAACCATCAGGATCTACTCTTAAAATTTCTGCGGCACCAACAGCAAAGTAATATTGTAATCCAACAGTAGCAACAGGAAGTGTACCCGTTATTGTACCACTTGCCCCTGTATTAGTAAATAATGTTCCGTTGTCTTGTATTTCTATATTAAAATTAGCTGTTTTAGCAGATACATTAAATAAAGGAATCTTAAGATTTATCCAATTCGTGCCATCAAAAAGTAAATGTTTTTCATCATCTTGAATATAGGCCGTCATCCCTTCTTCAGCAACTATAAACTTCCAACCCTGGTCATAATATGCTATTTGGTTATCTTTAGAATTAAAGACACCAGTAGTTCCACTACCAGCTACAAGCCAAACATCCCCATTTGCTGGACTACCTAGCCCACTCCCGACATCAATACCTAATACTGATAACATTACAGTAGCATCAATAGTTCGTAATGCTGTATTAAAAAGGTTCTCACCACCGGATTGTCCTACTACCATTTCGGTAATATTTAGCCGTAATGTTACTGCCATTTAATTATTCCTAAATAAAAAAGCCCCTCTACCCTAAGTGTAAAGTCTTAGAGCAGAAGGGCCTTAATACTATTATGGGTCAAATTTTTACGTTACCGTAATGGAGGTACTTCCTGAACCCAATGCCACAAGAGTACCTTGGTGAAAAACTTGGACTTTAACTGAACTTGCTCCTTCCCCATGCTGTGCCGCAGTAGCTGTTGCAGTTCTTGCGGGGCCAACTACATCCGTTTCAGTAAACTTTAAAACATCTGACCCATCTCTATACTCTACTGTATAAAGTTCATCCCCAAATTCATTGGCGGGGAACGGTTGGCTACCGAATTGCTTCCATCTTTTTGTAGTAACCCTCTCCCATGTAACTGTTATATCATTAGAACCATTCCTTGTTCCTTCCACTTGTGCTGGAGCGAATGGCGTAGCTGCTCCTGCATTGAATGTATGAGTATGTAATGGTACATCAGCTAAAGCAGCTCTTACACTAATGGCCTTCATCCCTAACGTAGAACTTATAAGATCGGAAGAAATACCATAGTATGCTATGTTGCCAGTTTTAAGGGGTATGAATCTATCAAACAAAGCATGAGTTGTAGTCTTTGATTGTGTTCCTCGCAAACCTCTAAGCAGACCAGAAAGTGTGTAAGTTCCATCCTCCTGTAGAAATGCAGAAGAAAAAGCAATAATCTCATCACCTAGCAATGCAATGTTTTGACCCTCAAGAACTTGTAATCTTGTTATTGTTGTTAGTTGCCCATTGAATAGGACTATAGCTACTGTATTGGTAATATCCCATGTTTCAGTATCGCCATCCGCTAAAACTCCACCAGCCCCTTCACCTACAACAGATATACCCATTATAGATTCATTAGGTACATCAATAGCTAAGGATAGCCCACTATCTGTGATATCAGTCGTTCCTATATAAAGTTGCCCACCTTGCCATCCTCCCAATCTATCATAATCAGTTAGAGCAAAATAGGCCCCAGATGTATTGACATGGGAATTGGAAAGGGGGGCAATATCTATGAATCCTATAGCTATAAGTGAATCACCACTAGGATCTTGATCTACTGGACCAATATCTACTTCATCAACAGTTGGAGAGAAATTAAGCGACTCTATAGACTCTATCACACCTAAACATTCAAGTCTATAGTCATGCCCTCTTTTTATCTCTGTTACTATTATGCGAAACTTATTACCACCGGATGTAACAGTCACTATTTCAGTTTCATTGAGAGTTAGCCTACTAGGTGGAAGAGTAAATGAAACTGATTGGCGATTTATCCAAGCACCCCATAAAAACCGTGAAGCTATTTCACTAGCCTTCGCAGTCGTCATGGTAATAGGGAAATCAAGAGTGAAAGATGTATCTACAGTTGCATTGACGCGTCTCTCCTGATGATTACCTTTCTGCATAGAATTTGTAAGATCTAAATAATTTACATTAACAGTTTTAGGTAGATTAAAACTAGCAACATCAGTGATATCTAATGCTCTAGGGGCATCCCCATCTGTTGAATGAGCAGCTAGTTCAGTAGCAACTAGAGGAATGACAGTAGCATTTTCTCTATGCTTAAATGTTAATTTTCCATCAACTTCAAATGCCACTAGATTGAATGCTTGTATCAATGGCTGTATGGCATTCATCATAGCCGTTGGGCCGAAGATAGTATACCCATTTATGTTAGTATCTTGTATATCACTTACATCTATATTTCTAGCAGGTATGCCCCCTCTTTCTAGAAGAGTGCTAATAGTATCCCCAAGTGTCTGAGTAGTAGCTTTTTCCACTAAAAACTCTAGACGTGGAACACGATCATTGAATGCATCTAGCTTTAGATTGTCAAAATATACATAAGCTGTATGCCTATAAGCCGGAGATATTCTAAGAGGAAATAAACTTTCTGGTAATCTACTGGCTTCTAAGAAAATATTTTGACCCTGACTATCATCACCTTTGTAGATAGTTATAGCGTCGGCAGTCTTACCTACTCTGAAGAAGTTAAATCCTGGAACTTGTGAGAAAGATTGAACTATTGTTACAGTCGCACCTTCAGCTTCCGTAACAGTAAGCCCTACTAATAATGACCAAATATCTAAAAATGTAATATTGGCATCAGTAGGATCAACGTGTGCTCTTCTAACTACACCAGCTATAAGATTATTTCCAGCATTAGCAAAACCTGAAATATCAATTAACGAGGGAGTAGTCCATTCAGTAAGATCAATAGAATTAGTACTAGACTTTAATCTTAAAAGTATGGGAAGAAACCCACCAAATCCTAATACTTTTTCTACAGATAAAGTAGTTCCAGTCTGTTCAGGCCGAGCATCAATATGTCTCCAGATAGGAACCCCATCAGCCCAAATCTTTCTGACATTACTAATCTCGCCCTCGCCTACAGCGATTGCTAGATCCATCGAATAATTATATGTGGTTAATTCTTGATAGTCCCCAGAACTAATTCCACTGGTATCTATCTCTTCAACTAACTTTTTTTCTTTTAACTTTGAAGCGTATATAATAGTGCCAGCTAATCGATTAGATGGGCCAAACGATAGAGGTATAGGAGCACCTTCGGAAGTAAATCCAAGAGGTATCTCCCCTATTCTACGACCTTCTACTTTTGATACATTAGGGAAGGCATAGCTAAGCCCTACTTGAATTCCTACAGCAATTAACCCACTGCCAATAGCAGATCCAATGGCCGCAGCACCTACTGCTGGTCCAGCAGCAGATGCAGCGGCCGTAGAAGTAAACGCCTGAGTAGTAGCTTGAGCACCTACTTGTGTAGCAGCTAATGTAAAAGAAGATCCTATACCCATCGTATATTACCAATCATTCTCAGATTGACTCATATCTCGTAATGTACTATCAGATCTTTTGAAGTTCGTATTTTGATCTAGAACACTATTGGTTTCATCATAATTTTGACTGTGTTGATAATAAGAACTAGAGCAAGAATTACACTTACCCTCTGAATCTATGAAGGTATGTAGATGGCATCTTTTACAATATCCTATCATATAACCCCCGGATATTTATAGAAAGCAACTATTCTTGTTACCCACTTCGGTGACCAATGTTCTTCTATTGCTATTTTCAAGTGGCCATTAGTATGTACCATACCTATAGATGTTACTATACCTAAATGACTAGGCTCTTTTGTCTGTTGATCCCACCACGATACAGCGATGGATCCAACTTCCCTCTTCTTTAATATTAAAAATTGTTCGTCCATATATTCTAATAGCGATAAATTCTTTGTTCTTCTACCATATCGTTCAAAATCAGGATGAATAACTAATGGTATTTCTAATTCCTTAGCCACTCCTAAAATTATACCTACACAATCGATACCTAGATTCTTCACCCGTCCTAAATGATGGAATGGAGTTCCCACATAAGTTTTCGCTACTGATACTATATCTGATCCTGTTACCACTACAACCCACCTAAAATTAACTGTGATGCAAATGCTCTCGCCCCGCCACGGGCTTCAATACTGGGGCCATGTAGCACTTTATCTGGCCCAGGAATATTAGGAAAGCCTCCATGATTTACATTATTATCGAATTTAGTAATGCAAGTTTGTTGGCTCTTATCACACCCAGCTATAACTATAAATGTATCTGAGGCAGCTATGTCAAATGGTGTTGGTATAGCTAATATGAATGCAGCTCCTGTTTTAGTCCATGTCTTAACTTCAGTATCAACTCCAGCATTTAAGCCAGTAACCCAATTAATTGTACCTTGTGCCCAAAACTTGTCATCATCCGTCAATGTTGTCGCTGTAAATCTAGTAGATTCAAAATCAGTGGTTACAGCAGTAACAGATATAGTCGCTGAAGTAAACCCATCAGTAGAAAGATCAACCGTACATTTTGAATCCCCAAGAGTATAACGGCAGTTTCTACTATACACATGCCCAACTTGTCTAGTGAGTCTCTTGGCTTGGCCAACGAATTCCGCTACCCATCTTTCACCATCAAATGTCAATGATTCGATAATATAAATATTACAAATTATGATTCCAGCCCACGGGTAATTCCAATCAACAACAAACTCTGTTACTTCAGCTTCCCTAAAGAAACCTGCTATCATATTATTTACTGCCATAGATGAACTACTAACAACACCTTCTGCTGTTACATTGATCGACTCTAGTTGTGACTGGGCTTCTCTTGCCGATGCCAGGAAACTATTTACTGGGGTGTATACTTGACTCTGAACAGTCAACTTCATATTATGGTCAGTAAACCTGAAGATCGTCCCGTCTAATCTTTCTATCTTCCAGCATGTTGCAAACCTATGACAATTAACAGTTGGTACGGGTATCTTTCCAAAGTCACAAACTATTTCTGTAGGAGATGTACTAGGCCGTAGAACCTCAATAACTACCTGAGTTACACGAGCATTCGGTTCACCCGAACTCTCTTGTAGAACCTCACCGACTATTTGTGTTACTCTAGATTCGTTTGCCATGATAAAATATAAGGCTCTGGGGCTGTGACACTTCTGGGCCTACCCCAGAGCCCACACTTGGAGGAAGTCTTTCTTAGTTAACCAGCATTACTAGCTGGGTCCTTAGACGGAAACGCAATAGGAATAGGTGGTTGACTCACAGTAGTAGTCTGTGGTGGTGGACCATCATTAGGCGTATGTGGATTGGCCGACTGAAAATTAGCCGTAGTCCTATGGCCACTAGTGGAAGGTGAACTGGAATTACTTCCAGCAGATGATGTTTGATGTCCAGGGGTAGGTACTGGGTTAGAAGGATTATGATCCCCCATAAACGCTGAAGTATTTAATACAATGTGCTTCGCCATATTACTTTCCTTTCTTTCTAGGTTTAACTACTGGTTTAGGTATACTTCTCAATTTCTGTCGTTTCTTCCGTCTAGCCAAATGGCTTGCCACTAGATTAGATCACCTCCAATCCAAATTCAGCCCCGTTCACTTCACTAGCAATCCAAGGGCTACCATTCTTAGGATTCGTTTCCCACATCTTAGTTTTCATAGTATAAACACTTCCCATTCTTACTAAATCACCTTTATAATCATTACCAGATACTCTAGTTAAATGTTTCATCTTCCGTCTATTTACATCTGTCTTTCTTACAAAAACAGTATGTTGTACCCCATGGATAGTAAAATTACCAGCTTCGTCCATAGAGAAAGATGATTTCTCATTCACCACATTAGATTCTATATAAGTAGAATCATCAGTTGTTGGAGGTAATTCATTTATTAGGGCAAAAGAATCAGTACCACTCGAAGTTGTCAACTCTTCGTAATTCCCATCAGCTCTCGGGAAAAGTGCATCTATTTTCATATCACCAAGCATAGCTTGAACACCTGGGGCATCTCCGTTGGCTATATAAAAATCATCAAAGAAACATTTAGTAGCTGGGGATGCTACTATCCCATTTAGTCTAATGCCATTTGCAAAAGCATTACCAGAACCAAAGATTGTTTCCTGACTAGTTTGAGTTAAACCAGCAATTTCTGCCCCATCAAATTTCGCAGAAAATGATCCAGTTGAATCATGAATAACACACTGAAATTCTACATAATGCCAAGCATCATCTAAAGTAAATGCATTATCAGAAGTTGCTAATAATTCTCCAGATATTTCACTGCCACGCATAACACGAAATTTATTGTCAAAATTAACTTGAAAAGATAGATGAGTTCCATTAATAGTAGATACAGTATGATCTATTATAGAGAAAAGATCATGATCCTGTGACCCACCAACTTCTCCATTAAGTTTTATAGCTACACCAATTATCCATGTATCACTATTAGGAAATTGCTTCCTTAAAAAATGACTACTTGCCCCCATTTTACAATGTTGTGGTCCATTTCTAGGATCATCAGTCTCAATAGTTGCCCCACTAATTCCGTCATATTTTCTACCAAATTCCGAAGTAGAATAATGATCAAAGCTATCTACAAATAATAATGCCATTAGACTACTTCCACTCCAAACTCAGCAGCATTTAGACCGCTGACTGTCCAAGCTGAACTAATATCCGGATCATTTTCCCATATATTCATATAAAATGTATAATCATCTGTGAGTGTAACATCTGATCCAACGTAATTACTACCACCTACTCGTACTAGATGGTTAAATCCTGCTGAAGTATCTTTCTTAGCATACACAGTTAGTTGTACACCCAATATAACATTTATACCAGAAACATCATCCATGTCAAATGAATCTTGTTCTGTAGTTACATTCGATTCCACATAAGTTGTATCATCATCCGGTGGATTTTCATTAACTAATGCAAAAGAATCGGTAGGAGATACTGGGAATAAAGTCCAATCTTCCAATGCCCCATCAGCCTTAGGAAATATAGTCGTTACTTGACAGTCACCGAGGAAATCGTTGTTCTTTGATCCATTAGTATCACAAATATATAAGTCATCATACCAAGTATCTAAAGGTGACCCAGGGACTTCATTAAATACTATTTCTTTTATTACTCCTAGTGGAGAATGAGTTACATTATTATTTCTAGTATCTAACCCTGTACCAGATAAAATACTTTCTTCATCAAATTTTAACTCAAAACTACCGATAAAATCAGCTACCTTCACTTTAAATTCTATATAATGAAACCCATCAGATAAATCAAATCTATCTGTAGTTTCCCCTAATGTCTCTTTTTCTACTACATCAGCCTCATTAGCTCTAATAACTCTAAATTTCTTATCCCCAGTCAATTGAAGAGTAATATGTGTGCCTTGAGAAGGACTATCTTCATTAAAATTAACTAAATCTCTGGTATCTAGAGTTTGAGGTGTACTAAGATAAAAGCCAAATCCTACTATATACTCATCTTGACTTGGTACAGCTACAGTAATTTGACCACTCTCTCCGTCTAAATTTAATGCTCCTAATCCAGATCTAAATATCGTGGTATCTATACCAAATTGAGCTTCATCATGATATTTATCTACACCATCAGCCGTAGCATAATGGTCGAATCCATCTATGAATATAAGTGCCATTATACCACCCGTGCTCGTCTTAAAGTAAACCAAGTGCCGGCAGCAGATCCATTGACTGCTAATGCTACTAGTACTGATTCTGCTGTTGTTCCCGATCCAGCCACTGTTTCCAATACTGTGTTATCATTATCTTCTAAGGCAAAAGAAGGAGCACCTAAATTTATTATATAAAAATAAGGGCCACCTTCTTTTAATAATGTCGCGTCAGGTAGCACCACTGACTGACCAGCAGTTGCTACAATAGTCCACACTCTTTTAGAAATGTGAAGATTCAAAGTGGCAGAGATACTATTATAAATAGCTCCACCGAAGAATTTAGTATCAGATACTGGCATTATTGGGGTCTTTGCGGCTGAACAGAATCGTCTGATCTTGATTTCAATACAGTTTCTATTTTAGCTATAGCTATATTTATAATTTGTACACTATCTGCTATGCCTGATACTTTTTTATTGATACTTTCCAATGTTCTACCATCAGTTTTATCTTTTGTTTCTAATATGGTGGTTCGTCTTTCTATACTGAGTAGCATTTTTGCTCCCCACCCAATTGGTATCAATAAAATAACTATGACGCTAGCAATGGAAGATACAATTGGTGTCCAGTCCATATTGCGTACGTGTCCTATCAAAATACATACCAAGTTTTAACACTGCTGGCATTTAGACCTAGGACCACAACTACTCGACTCCCTGCATCAGGAGATTTAGCTATTGTAGCTACTGCTACATCTGCAAAAGTTCTTAATGCGAAAGAATCAGTTGTATCTGCATTCTGCATATAAAAGTATGGTCCACCTAGCTTAAGATTAGTCTCATCTGGAAGAAAAACTTTTTTCCCTGATCCAGTAGGATCTAATCGTTGAACACGTCCATTAATCTGAGTAAGGGTTATATCAGCATCTAATGCTATAGGTGTCGCTGCCCCACCAAAGTAAAATTCATCATCCACTGGCTCTTCATTAATTACTTCAATCAGTGGTATACTAGAGATAGAGCCAGACTCAAACGAGTCGTATGTCATTTGTAAGGATGCATCAACTTCTTCACCAAATCTTACTGGTACATCAAACTCAAATCCTGCTTTAACATCTTTTAAATTCACAGGAGCAACAGTGAAACTAACTACTCCTGTTGTAGAATTTACTGTGAAATCTTCACCTAAAGTCTGAGATACCCCATCCTCTGTCACTAAAACAGTACCTACTACTGGGTAAGTTATAGTACGATTTCGTAAGAAACCACCACTTTCATAAATCTTAATGAGTTGAAAATTTTTATTTGATCCATCCCCAACTCCAATTAAAACATCAAGGTTAGTATGGGCACCAGTTCCAGTTGTCCCAGTGGTAAAGTCTGCAAAGTCCTTATATCTAAAGGCATTCGCCACTCCCTGGCGAGCCATATAGAATTCTTTGAGAATGTTAACTTGTGATAGAGTCCTAATGCCATAGGAAACATCGTACCTATGTCTAGCTTCAGACCATCGGGCAATTCTTTCCTCAGCCCCAGAGTCAGTTACTATAACATTGGTATTGAACCCTGGACCACCTTGTGACCCATAGGCTATATCATCTGGAAATCTTACGTCGTGAAAACCCATTATGAAAATCTCACAGAAGCTTTTCTTGCATCACTGAATATTTGTTTTTGTGATCTACGGAAACTATTGACATCTGGTGTAAAGATATTCATATTTATGACTGTACTTGACCCACCGCCCGCAATCCCCAGGTCGCCCGAAGGCCCTCGCCTGAGGGGCAGGATGGCCTCTGGACCCCCCTCACCGATCAGACCGAGGGTCGGGCCTGTGATCACACCACCTCGGGCGAAGGGTATTGGGGCTGTACCAGCAAACTGAGCAGCACTCTGCCCAGCAGCAGCAGTCACCAGGGGGGCATTGGATGCGGCAAGGGCTGTAGTGGCCGCTGAGCCTGCGGTGAGGGCCGCACCGGCTGCTGTGGCTGCTGCCACTAAGGCTGAGGATGCAGTTACTACCGCTGCCGTGAAGGCTGCTCCAGCAGATGTAACCGCTGCTGCGACAGTGGCCCCCGCTGTCGTTGTAATTACTGCCGCTGCTTCTGCTGCGGCAATTGATGCAGCAGAAGCTGGTGCATCAGTAAAAGAACCAAATCTCTTACTTTGACCTTCTAAAAATGTAGATGCTGGATTACGTGAGGCTGGAGCAAAAGTATCCAACCCTCCCTGTGTCCCACCTAAAAGATTTGTAAAACTTGCTGATATGTTATTGGCAAGTGGTTGCAGAAGAGTTTGCTTTATTATCATATTAGTCAATTCACTGACTAAGTTCTTTAGAACATCTACTGCTGTGCCTGCCCCAGTTATAAGTTTACCGAAAGCATCAGCAAATGACTCACCCAATTCATCTGTAAATTGAATCAATGATTGTTGTTGGGCTGTTAGTTCCTTTAATTCTGCAGTACCGGTGGGTGTTGGTGTTGGTGTTGGTGTTGGTGTTGGAGGGGGAATAACAGTTGAGGGTGCTTTGCCCTTAAACTTCTCCAATTCTTTGTTCATTTCTTCTAAGTTATGCTTAAAAGTTACTGGCATAGTGTTAAAGACTCTAGTCATTTTAGCACTAGCGTTAGCAACATCTTTATAGGCTTGGTCAATATCTTTAGCAAATTTACCTATCTCATCGAATTGAAATGTTACCACTGCACCTATATCATTTAAAACACCTTTAACTGAACTACCAATAAGACTTATTTCTGAGGCTAATAAAGTAAAGGTTGCACCAATAGAATCAGCTATTGCTTTCCAAGCAGCCACTACTACTTTACTAACTGAGGTAGTTACCCCCATTACTTCTAGTTCTTCATTTCTAAATGCTACAGCCTGAGCAACAGCAAGACCTATAATTACTGATATTGGATTTAAAGCAGCTACCAAAGCAACTATTCCTACTATGGCAGCAGAAGAAGCAATTACTGCTATTGCGGCAGAGAACTGTATTATAATTTCTTTAGCTCTTAATACAGCCTTAGTTGAATTTATAAAACCATCAGTTTGTCCCTTAAGAGCTTTAATTACATCCGTAGTAAAATCAACTACAGTACGTAAAATACCTAATAAACCTGAATCTCCAACTTCTAGTTGAAGGTCAGTCACTGCTGAAATTAATCTTCTGAATGCCCCACCTAAATTATTCTCAAAAGCTGATGCCATTGCTTTAGAAGCACCAGCACTATCTAAAGTATCAGCTGTCAAATTTACTATTTCTTTATCAAGACCAGTTAAAATCAATGCGGCAGTAACTGCTTCTTTACCTACTAATTTAGAATTCTCCCCAGTACCCTTGAAAGTTTGACCTAATAACCTTAAAACTGGAATTAATCCACGGGCTTCCACACTAAAATCTTCAACAGAAAAGCCCATAGCCTCAATCTCTTTCCTATTTCCTTTACTAAAGTTTTCTAGGGCTAACAGCATTGATCTCATAGCTGTACCTGCCCTAGAGGCAGAGCCCATTCTCTCTTGTAATAGCCCTAAAGCAGAAGAAAGTTGTTCAAAAGAAATTCCTAATGAAAAACCAACTGGTCCTACTTTCTTGAAACCTTCCTGTAAATTTGCTACTGTGGCATTAGTTTTATTAGATACAGTAGTAAATACATCTGCAACTCTAGTTAATCCACTAAGACCTAACTCGTACTGTTTAGATGCTTCTAATACAGTGTCTAGGGAATCTTTTAAACTAATATTACCTACTGAAGCCAGATCCAATGCAGGACGTAAGGATTCTAACGCTTGTTTCCCTCTAGCTCCTGATTGAGCCAATCTTTCAAAAGCATCCGCTACTTCAACTGCTGTAAATCGTGTTTCAACTGCTAATCCTCGTATACCGGATCTAAACGGCTCAAATGCCTTTGTTGTTAAATCCATCCTCACTCTAGCCCGAGTAATTGCTTCTTCAAAATCAGAAATATTCTTTATCGTACTTCTAATACCAGCAATAGCAGCAATAGACCCAATGAATCCAGTCGCACTACGAGCAATAAGACCAAAGGTCCCACCTAACCTACCAACAGACTTATTAAGTCCATCTATTCGTTTAGACGCACCCGTAGCATCACGTTGAATGTCGCGGGTCGCCGCTCGGAAGACCCTCGCACCTTGACGTGCTGCTATTGCTCGAATTGCGATTCCAAAAGTTGGCATCAGATCGTTCTTTTCTGCTGACCCTTAGTAGGAGGGTCTGGTTTCTTCTTACGGCCCTGCTCTTCTTTGTTTCTTGCCCAGGTCAAAAATTCAGCATCAATCCTTATTACTACTTCATAATAATAACGACGTTCGTCAATATCATAAATATCATGGATGTTTAACCATGATTCTATTTCACTATAAGGTATAGAGCTAACACTAAAACCTACTAGTCTTACTCTATGCAGTTCATTGTATGCTATCCATACGTCGAAGAACCAAGGTTCTACTATTGCTCTAGAAGCCCATGTTTCTTGGGCCGACTTTCCACCTTTGATTGCTTGCCGCTCTAAGAAGTCTTCCTTACCTCCCCATTCCAACTGCCATTTTAGAGCGGCTGTTAATTTTTTACAGCTTCCTCAACAAGCTCTGCCCTATATTCATCTTCCCTACTGGCATACTCTAGAGCTAACTCATAAAACTCATCATACTCATTGAAGATCTCTAAGGCTCGCTTAGAGGAGTAGGGCATTACAGTCTTCTCATCGTCCTCTAAAAGATCCTTCCAATCCAATAAAATATACTCAGCAGCTGCTTCTTTACTAAGTCCTAGAATTAACTCCCCAGACTTATCTTTCTTTATTGACCTTTGATTGTCAATAGCTACCTTACGTATAGCTTGTTTATACTTTCTATTACCTATCCGAGCTATTTTTAACTTCCAGCCTTCTTCTGTAGTGAACCAAACACCGTCTTGTTCTTTTTCACGATCATATTTACATGCTAATAGACTAGGCATTTAGGGTGTCCCTTTTTACTGGTCGGTGAAAGTTAATATTAAGCTAAAACTTCATTATACACAACTTTCTCACCAATAATTTCTTTGTGACCATGATGCAGTTTTTTATGGCATGATCTACAAAGCCAAATAACCTCTTCTGGTTTTTTATAATCAGCATGATGCGCATCTGGAACACATCCTATAAGGCAGCATGAACAACTATTAGGTCTCGCAATCTTTTTATCCCTAATCAAATTATTTAATTTTGTGGTTGCAAATAACTTTAATTTAGGGTTGACTATCACACCTATTTTTCGCTTATTCACATTTAAATTAACTTTAGAACCACATTTCTTACTACAATATTTTAATGTACTTTGTAAAAACCCTAAAAATTCTTTCCCACAATACTGACATTCAACTTTAGCCTTCAGCATCTGCCTTCTATTATTCGGGAACCCTTTGTTCTTAACCCATACATTAAAAAGTTTACAAGGTCTATCATCAATAATAACATAACACTTCCCATCTATGGAAGTAGTCTTGCAAACAATTCCATTGACTCTCAGTTCTTCATACATAGGTGTCCCCTAATTTTCTTACGACCTATAATTAAAAACTATGCAGCAAAGCGTTGAATAACAATCGTCTCCCCTTGTGTCTCATGGCGAAACGAACTAAAAGCTAAATCTGCAAGAATATCTGTATTCACACCACCGGCAACACGAGTACCTGAAGAGTAATTAACACGAGGTAAGTCAATGACGTAACCTTTTCCTGTGGAGTCAGCAAATTGTATGGCTAATGCAGTATCACTAAAGTTAAGATATTTATCAAGCTCAGCTACCTGAGTAAAGTATCCTTGTAACGTTCCAGTAACATCTACAGTGCCGCTACTAATACCGATTGGACCCAGTGTACCAATCTGCATTCTTTCTCGTAGATTATTACTTAATGTAATGGAGAACTGTGTACTGGCAAGGGCCACACTGCTCTCCATAATAGCCGTAATATCCTCAATACCAGCCATTACTTCATTAGCTGGAGCAGCGGTATTACCACCATCTCCTTCAGTAGCAGCAGCGGATGCTTCGATCTTACCTAAAATACCAAATGACCCTGTAACAATATTATCACTAGGTACGGTAAGAGTGAAGCTATCTATCATACATCCCGTATAGATAGAGAATATATTAGTTAAATCAGTGTACTCTTTCTCTAAACTGAAGGAGTTGTCTACAACTCCATTAACAATTTCCGCACCTTGAGTAAGGATATGTCCAGCATCAGTTCCATCTGTAACTAGAGTACTTCCTGCGACTACTAGTTTAGTTGCAGCAACAGTAACTATCCTAAAAAACGTATTATTCCCAGCCTCAGAAAAACCCGATGCTTTTATCCATCTATTAGCATCAAATCCATCAGTAACAAATGACCCAGCAGTATTAAAAGAATTATCTCCCGATGCCGCATCTATATCATTTGTCCCATTAGTCACTCCACTTACTACTGGTGTAGTCCATGCAGCAGATTGCAGACCCCAACGAATAAAATCATCAAAAGCACCATAGCTTAATTCTATATTCATATCTCCAGCGACATTTATAGTTGTTCGCAGGTGGTCTACAATCTGTCTGTCGCTACGAATCTCAGCAGAATTTACAGTTCCTGTTATCTGAGCAATAGATTCAGAAGTAAATCTAAGATCTATTAATTCGGTACCAACTGTAACTCCATATGACCCAGACCCATTAATATCCTCATCCTCGTACGCCAAATTCATGCGATTAGCATCTGCCATCGTACAATCTCCTCACGCTATAAAGCGTACTAGATTATTGTCGCTACGCTGCAAAGCGTAAACAGTTGATTCTATACTTCAGTATCATCTGAATAATAAGGGACGTTGACATTTACTTGATACCAGTTAGCCACACGACCAACTCGCAATATACTTGGTGTACGATACACGACACCACCTACTGACACAGACCTAAAAATCCCTGCTGTGTTAATCGCATTGACTAACAAATTAATATCTCTCGTTCCCTTACCAATTTCATCAAATATTTGTGCTGTAGCTATGCCAAAATGACGAAATCTCTTTTTAGTTCCAAGTTCTACTTGTACTGTTTCCCCAGGTGTTATTGTAAACCTTATCCAAAGACCAGATGTCGGTGGTTCTTCATCCTGGTTGTCAAATAATGTCGTGACATTCTGACCAATGGTGATCTGTGTATTGAATCTAGATCTAATAGCATCTTCAACTGCTGAATAAGTAATGGCCATTAGAGTCTCACGAATTCCAAACCAAGTTCCTCAGCCACACCTAATACGAATGGATTACCTGCGTGCTTCTCAGTACCATCATGAACATATTGCAAGTAATGAATACTGTTTATTATAAAAATATCATCAAACAAACCAACAGAAGAATCAATAGTAACTGTACCCGCTGCTATTGATGCACTACCCTCTCTATCAAAGAAATTCTCATCTACAAAAGCTGGGGTATTATTAATACCAACTAACCAATTACCCTTTAATCTACCTGTGTCTACCGGGGTCCTATTAACTACTGCTGTTAATGCTCTCTTTGCTACAGTCTTCTTAAAAATCTTAAATTGATTTAGACCAGCTAATTCAACCTCAGTCTTAACGGCTGAAACAAACTGCCTAAGATTAGTAGAAGAAAAAGCCATTACTTTTTATTTTCTAAGTTGCACTTCGTATGCAGCAATCTGCTCGCCTGAATAAATAGGAAGAACAGACACTGCCTTAAAGGTAATATTATCAAACTCTACCAACATGTCCCTAACTGGAGTTAATGGAAGACCACTCGCAGCCATAAAGATCCTTGCATCCCCACGTTGTACAGAATCACCATCTACATATCGTTGTTCATAGTCAATGGGAGGTGAAACTTTAACAGTATACGTAGTGTTAATGGACTCAGAACCTGTACCAGTAACTGGATCATAAGAGTTAGCCAATGGTACGGTAAAGTCCATATTCCTACCAACCTTATTAATAATTTCTAAGGTCTTAGGAACTAATTTCTTATCTAATGCTGTAGGCATTTCTAACCACGTCTAATAATCTGAGTATTTTCTAATAAGTCAGTTAACAATTTATCTACTACCGTAAATTTCGTCTCTGGGCTACCTCCACCGAGAAATTCAATTTCATT